TCTCTTACATCATCCGTATTCAATGGGTTTTCTAAGATTTCAACATACTTCTTAAATGTCCCCCCTATTATTCGCTCAATGACTAAATAGACATCTGTATCGCCATTAATATTGACAATGCTTTCTACATCTAAGAACTTTCCGTCTGTGTCGTGTTGATGCCATGCGGTGATTTGATTCTCTAGATCATAAGATAAACCAAGTAATGCACCATCATCTCTTACACACCAAATAGTCTTATAAGGTTCTTTTTGGTAACCCCAAGACACAATATTATAGTTCTCTACCAAATGTTTTGCTAAAATATTTAAATCACTGCCCTGGTATGCTTGTCTATCATCCAAGAACAAGAAATTCCTTACTAAATCATTACTATTTTCAATAAACATTACATTGTTTCCAATAATTAATGGCTTCAAATCATCGCTTCCATACCTGCTCTGTGGGTTTAGGGTAATATTGTTAGTAGCTATAGAGCTAGTTGTCCCAGAGTTTGCCTTCCATTCTGCACCAGTAGTCCCTATTATTAAATCGGTTAAAGGTGTAAGCGCTTTGATCTCATTTACTTCACCAGAAGCAATTGTAAACTCATACGAATCATCATCTTGAGAGATTATAGATTTATTGAAATTTGTATATGACCCAGTTTGTGAACCCCAAAAGGTTTGCGGTTTATTATTTGTCCGTGCAAACAACAGCCTTTGCTGGTAAAAAGCACAACTGCCAGGATAGTTATCGGTTGAATTAAAAATAGTCTCTGCACTAGGGGCTGTTTTATTTAGATCAGGCTCAGCACCACTTGCTATTACATAGGAATCATTTTGGGCTAAACCTAGATAAAAAGGAATATCGTTCACTATTTCATAAACCTTATAATATAATGCACCTGTTGAAACTGTCCAAGTTAATGTATTCCCTGGGTCGCCTGTTGTACTACTCGCTATTTCAGACTCGCTTCCATCATCCTCGGATATAGCTGTAACTGTATAGGTGTTGCTTGATCCTGTCATGGTTAATGCTGTTGGTGGATCAATTGTCCCACCAAACGATATAGCTTCTATCTGCCATTCGTCATTGTCAAATCTTAATAATTGTTGTGGGGCTATACTAGGATGTGTAAGATATAGAATATCTGCTGACTGGGTAAACTTCAAAATTGATAGCATATCTTCCGTATATGGTGTTGGGATCTCTACAATTTCACCCTCTAACGCATACCACTCTGTCGTACTAATGTCTGGTTGATTGCCTATATTACTATCTACTCTAGAGTAATAATTTACTCCGCTATAAGACACATGATCCCCAGTATCGTAGGTGGTTTCTGAATTATAAGCCGCTGGGGTGCTATCTAAAAGAACCTGCCCTTTATCGCTAAATACTCGCATGTATTCATCACCAAACTCTAGCATATATGATTGAGTAACTGAAAACTGAAAAGGAATGAGCCTTACATCCGTAGTCGAATCCTTTACTTCGGCAATAAATCTAGTCCCACCTCTTTTTATTGCTCCACCTTGTGGCTGAATCATGAAATTCTTCATGGTCTTACAAGCTGTATAATATTTTTGTAAATCTGTTCTCTCGTATAGACTAGGAGACCATTCACCGCCAACAAAAGTATTTTTCAGAATGGAAGTGACCATTAGTTTCTTGCCTCCACATAGGCGTTGTTCTGGTTTGGTGTCTCGTAGCCTTCATCAGAATCATCTGCTTCTGCTTGGTTTATTAATATTAAATAAGTTTGCATGCAAATTTGTTGCAACTTCTCATCGCCTCTGACAGGTTGTGCTAAATCTGCCGCTAACCTCCAGCTGAAAGCCTCTAAAAATAAAGAATCAAATAAATTTGTATTAGTTATTTCTGCTGTATAAAGTATTTGAGCATCTTCGTTATTAGTCAATATAACCCTACTCGCTAATGTAAGGGATGCCCTTACAGCATATTCTAATTTTTTATTTTTAGTTGCAGGATTATAGATTTTCTGTATTTTAAGAGCGTCTATAGGATACGCATAAGCATAATCATAATCTAGATATTCGTCTGTAAGTAATGCCAATGTAATTTGTTTTGTAGCAAACCCCCACTCATGGCTTCGCAATACAGCATTCCTTGAAACAGTATAACTTCTTTTACATTCAATCGCTTCTTTTGATGCTTCGTCTAGATTACTAATAGACTGTCCACCTATATGTGATATTGCTAAATTACAAATTTCCATAATACTTGCCATAATCAACCTCTATACTGTTATAGTAGTGCCATTGCTGACACTACTACATACAGATCATTTATTTCTTGTTCTCTTTCCTTTTCTCTTCTTTCACTTCTTCTATTCCTTCTGGATGCAATATTTCCGGCTCTTCCTTCTTAGTCTTAGCGTTTAATAGTTTAAAGTGGACAGGGACATCTTTAGCATTAAAATCTACTGTTTCCCCAACCTCATAAACTCTTCCTTCCGCCGGATATTGACACATTGTTACACATTTGTATTTACTCATCCAACTCTCCTTTAAGCGTTATTAGTCTGTCGATCTAGAACTAATCCTGCTGTAATATTACCAGCAGTGAAGTCGCCAGATCCTGCAACAGTAAAGTTCAGGTCTAGAAATTCTTCTGCGTTAACTGGGATAGTTCCTAAAGAAAATTGATACCCAGCCACTAAATCAGCCTCTACAATAGCAGCAGTCTGGTGCAATACTACGCCACCTGTACCAATAACAGCGTCACTATCTGTTCTTAACGAAACCACCAAAGTACCATCAGTATCCCCTGAAACAAAGGCCGTAGTTACCTGAACCCATACATCTATTTCTTTCACATCGCCCTTTGCAATTCCTATGGCTCCAAGATCGATAACATTTGTGGAAGTCGCCGTTGCGGTGATTGCCTGATCATCTGAAAATAAAGTTTGCTTATCTAAATACATCCTAATCCTCCTAAATAATTTAAAATTAAACTAAGCTACTACTGTTGCTTCTGTGCTTAATAGACTATCCGACATTCTTACAGGTATTCCATCAAACTTATCAACCATTTTTCCAGCTACATTTTCAAAGATAAAGTTTACATTGCCTCTGTTGGCTACCTGTCTTCTTAAGAATGAACGCAATGTTCTATTCATATAAAAAATTGGCTTACCCAAATTCATATCTTGAATTGTTTCCATCGCCTGCTGCATTAAGTCTACAAGATCAGCACCAGACGCAGCGTCTTTCTTAAGTAGTGCAACATCTATATTCGCAATTCTAACCACATATCTCCAATCTCTAAGCGCTAGCCCAGCCTTCCATTGATAATGTGTTCTAAAACCTTGAAATTCTCCACCTGCAGCATCAGTTAGAGTATCCTGTCCTAAATCCTCAGCCATTAGCCCGGCCTTAGAACCTTTAGGGAATATTCCATGACAAGTATTATTACCCCACCCTACAAGCCAAATAGAAGCATTTGTGTCTCCTGCACCTGCACCATTAATAATGTTTCCTGCATTATCAGCACTAAGAGAAGAATATCTAGGTGCTAAACCTAAAAATCGCTCTGGATTTGATGCAGTATTACCATAGAATATAGTAGAACTCATTGTCTGGTTCATAGATTCTATGAATGGTCGATCCTCTGATAATCTAAACTCTGCAGTATTGCCATTAAGCAAAGCCAAGTCCTTATCAACCTTTCCATACGATTCCAGCATCCCTATTGTATCTGTAACTGGCATAGTTCTAGATTTGCTAGATGCAACACCATAGTTCAATAGTCTCCAAGCTACAGTTGGTAAACCTGTCCTGACTGTTGTTCTGTGTCCTGTTGGAAGATTCCCTTCTATCCACGCCATATCCTGTAAAATAGGATTGGTTTCACTTAAAAGTTCTGTGATAGATGCTATTTTCCCATCTGGGTCTAATCTTTTTCCGTAATCCGCTAAATTTAAATTGCCTGTTCCTATTGTTGACATTATTTATTCCTCCCTTTAATTATGTTTACTTTTGTCATAAATTTTCTGTGCAGTTGATAAAGTTGATCCTGCTTGACCGGTCACTGATGTGTCGTCGCCTAAAACTTTATCGATCTTCACAAACATTTTAATCACTTCTGGATTATCGCCTAACCCAGAGGTATCTAACATTTCTTTCAATTCAGGGCTTCCATAATTATTGAGAACTCTTTTTGCTCTAACTATGGTTTCACTGAAGTTCTTCCCACCAAAATCAGGATCTTCTTTAATAGATTTCTGCCAATCTTGTCTTACTTTCATGAATTCAGCCTGTTGGTCAGCTAAAACCTTTTGACCGTTTTCAATTGATAAGTCCAAAAGTGCTTGAGCCTTTTCCTGTGAGAGGCTTGAATCTTGAGCCAAACCCTTAAACTTTTCCATCAAATCATTATTTATCTCAATGTTTTCTGGAAATGAAAAATCCTCATAAACTATAGGATCTTTCGGCTCGTCTGTTTTAGGTTCTTTGGGATCACCTTCTTTTTCACTTAACAAAGTTTTGTCTGGTCCAGCTTCAACCGGATCAGGAACTTTCGGCGATCCCTCGGTCTCTGTACTAGGGGTCTCTGTAGTGGCGTCTGTGTCAACATCGCCATTAGTGTTAGCTTGGGTAATATTTTCATTTTCTACCATTTTCTCTATCCTCCTCTTCGTTATATTTTTTTAATAATCGAATCATTATCTCCCCCACTTTTTCTGGAGAAATCCTACATATATCTGATAATGTTACTAAACTTAAATTTCTATGGCCTTCTAAAAAGAATCCAGTAGAATTACCTGTAAATGTACTTTTCAACAAATACGACTTATCAAAGAGGTCTACATAAAACCTTAGCCCTTCTTCTGTATCTAGTATCTTTTTCAAATCTGCCAACTGTTGCGATCTTTGCAGCTTCTCATCTTGTTCCATTTCTTCTAATATTTTCTCATCTGTAATATTGTTCTTGCTCATGCCTGATCTCCTACAAGCCCATCTAATGCGCTATCTGTATTCATTTTAGTGTCTGATAATGTTTTAGATGTATCAGCTAGTTCCTTGCCTGCCTGCACCATCTGAGCAGCCTGTTGTTGTTTTGCTCGATCTTCTCTAATTACGGCCACTTCGTCATCTGTC